ATCTTGCATTTTCCATTCCTATAGGACTAAAATCTTGAACTTCGGCAAATGAACCAGTTAAATTAAAATATTGCGTTACCCCAGAACTCACAGCTCCGGAACTTCCATATGTAGAAGATCCATATGTTCCAGATCCATATCCTCCCCCACTACTAGGTGTTGTACTAGAAGATTGAATCATTGTTTTGAATATACTAGAAACTCTTGACCCGGTAATTGTTGGTAATATTGCTTCAGATTCCCAATATGGATTAGATCCTGTAACCCATGATCCACTATATCGATATATTATATTATATGAATATGGTGTTGCTGTATATGAAGTGCTACTAGTTAAATACGCTACATAGTCATTTGCTACAGATCCAGACATAATATTTTGATCTTCTGAATTTACAACTAATTCTGAATCTATAAATTCATATGAAGATGTGATATTTTGTGTTTCCGTTGAAACAATCAAATTAGCATTATATGTTTCATTGCTTCGCTGTAGATATCCTGTTTTTGTAGAGTCTTTACTTCGTTCTAATAATGTAGGTTGTATTAATAATCCAGTTACTTTATTTACACGAGCTGGAAGTAATTGTTCAATTTGACCAAAAAATGATAAATCAAACAAACTAAAAACTCGCAAATATTCATTTATATTACTTTTTTCAGAATATTTTTTCCAATATGTTTCAGAAAATTTCTTTAATGCAGGATATGATTTTGCATCTTGATCTGCAGGATCTCCTATATAATCTTCTAAATTAACAAATCCTAATTGTGCAATTATATCATCATTAATCATTGTCTGAGGAGAATAAAATATTCCTAGTCTAGATGAATCTAATGGTGCTTTATCAAATTGACTTTGTTCAGATCTAGAATCCGGAGATAATCCAGAAATTAAATTATTTGATTCAATTCGTATTTTATTATCATCTAATGTATCATTTCCTACAGAAATTGCATCATAGTAATATGTTTCTTCTTGCGAGTCATATGGTTCTGATGATGACCATCCAGTAAAAGATGCAGATATTGTTGAAGAATTTGGTTCAACTCCTTGTAAACTGGAAGTTAAAGTATGATTAGTTTTATCATTTAACGGAAATCTTGCAACTAATTCTTCATATGCATCAGAATTTGCATCATATGCTCCTGGCGCTTTTGTATGATTTGAAAATGGATTTATATCTAAACTTGAAGTCCATAATCTAAGTTCTTGAAGTTGTCCTTGTAATCTGGTACCAGCATTGCCACCTGGATTTAATCCTAATGATATAGTACCTGTATTTGGCAAACTACCCGTAATAGATGCAGAAACCGTTGTTATAATTTTTCCATATTTAGATCGCTGTGCTAATAGTTCTAATGTGCCATTTGAACCACTTCGAAGTAATGTGTTAATATATTCTCCATCAAAACATTCAATAAAGCCAGACGCAGTTGTATTAATTCTTAATGTTCCAAGTGTACCGCTATTAAAATCAATTGTAACATTATTTCCACCTATTGAATATAAATTCATAGTAGATGGTACCGAAGGATTAGTTAATACATTATCTGTTCGGAATCTTAGTTCTACAGAGCGAATTGGCCTAGTATAATCTACAGTGACTGTGCCGGATGTATTATTAATTAAATCTAATGCATAATTAAATTCATTTGTTTCATAAATTGGAGCTCTTGTTATTCTAGGACCGCCATATTCATTGATAGATATCATAGATTGAGGAATACCATAACATGATAACATTGCTCGTATACTTCGTTTTGTACCTTTTGATTTTAATAATAATGGTAAGTTATTGACAATTCTTCTCCAAATACCATATGTAGTATCACGTTTTGAAACTGCGGGATCTCCTACTGACAATGATCCTGTAATAGGAATTCCTTGTTCATCAGTTCCAAATAAATACTCCCATAAATCTGATCCTTGGTTTCCTATAGATAAATTCCATCCAAATTGTTTTGCTACTTGAAATAATAATTCATTAGGAACACCTCGTTTTGGGTGTTCATCACGATTATATATTTTTGTTAAATATCTAATATATGTATATAAAATATCAAAATGATGTCCCAACATATTAACAAAAATAATCATATCAGAATTATTTGAATCAAATTTAATAAATTCCGGAATACCATTTGTTAAAACATTAGTATTATAGCTATCATACAATTCAGCTGAATTATATAATGAATCATACCAATTAACAAAGTTGCTACTAGTAACCGACATCAATGAATATGGTTTAGTAGAATTACTTTTTGGAGCTGGTTGTATATAACTTCCTGTTAATTCTGAAACATTTACATCTATACTATTATATTGATCATGAGTAAATAGTATCGAAGAAGACTCATAGTAAAGATATTTTTCAAACTCATCAAATCCAGAAATTAATTTAGTTTTTAAATTTGTATAATCATTTGCATTAGTTGTACTAATAGCACTATTAATATTTGAAACAATTGCAGATTGTGATGTATATGTTTCAATTAATCCTAATTTATATCTAAAATTAGCTAATCTTTCCGTAGCTGAACTATAAAATATAAAATTATTGAAATCAGAATAATCTATATTTAAGTCTATTCCAGATAACGATCCTGAAAAATATGAATCAATTATCTGTTGTGACGTTTGAATCGATGATCCTAATAAATCATTCCAAGATTTTAAATCTGTTTCTGTTGAAATATCTGTTGCATTTGTATTTGCTTGCCAATTTGGTCCAGCTAAAGTTTCTTGGGTCGCCGATAATATTTCTGGTGTTATTTCAACAGTATCAACATATGGTAATTTTTTTTCTTGTACTACCCAACATTTAAATTTTAAATCAATATCTAATGGTAATGGATTTAAAAGTTTTACATATAAATGTTCTCCAACAACAACACTATTAACAAATTGTATACAATTATTTTGACTAAAATTTAATAAGTATGTTTCAGTAACATTAGGATTTACTATATTGTCATTTAATTGCGTTTGTTTAACATCATCAATATAATTAACTAATTGAGTTAATGCTGATTGATTGCTTTTATCAATTAATGTTAATTTTACTTCTGTACGATCTGGAGATATTTCTGATACTTTTAAATATTGATTGTCATAACTTCCAATTAAATTTTCAAAAAAGTTTAAAACAATTCTAAAATTACCAGCAGTTAATCCTAACGAATTAAATTCTGAATATAAATTAATATCTAATGAAGCAAATGGAAATGTAATAAAAGTATCTGTTTCAGTATCTCTAATATTAGGACTTAAACTAGAAGCTTGTATAGAATGATTACCTGTTATCCATGTGTCATTAGAATATACATGAAATTCAACTTTTTGAGTAGATGTAGAATTTAATTGAGCATTATAACTAATTCTATAATCCGGATAATCTAATAAATCATAATCAACAGAATCTAATCTACGAGCATTTAATGACTCTTTTGAATTTAAAATTTGGTCTATATTTGAATATTGATTTAACATTATTGTTTACCATATCCTCCAGGTCCTGGATCATCTATTATTGAAATATCAAATTTAACACTTTGTCTTAAATACCAAGCAGCACCGGTGGAGCTGGATTTAAAACCATATTGATCATATTCTACCATATCATTTGGATCTATTATATAAGTTAATTGTAGAGGTATATATGTGTCATTATGATCTTGTGAGCTACCTCCTCCTAGTTGTGCAGAACCTCTTTGAGCGATTGGATTATTATATACATTATTAGCATTAGCATTACTTGGCCAATTTCTATATACTACTGGCATTTTTCTATATAATATAAGTGTAACATTAGTATTGGTATTATTTTGTGGTCTCCCTACAAATGCTGCAACAATTTTAATTGCTTTATTTCCTTCTTTAACATATTTTATTTTTGATGGTGTTAATACAAAAGCCGATAAATCTTTGTCTATAGGAGCGCCATCTACAGTTTTATCAATTGGCATTACTTCTAGATTTAAATTAGATGTATATGAAATAGTCATTGTTACATAATCTCCAATATCATTGCCTGATGCATCTTTTGGATTTAATATATGAAATCCAGTTATTGGATCAGTACCTGTGTCTTCAATATCAAAATCCATATTAAATGTTAAATCTAAAGTAGAGTCGACTCCAATTCTAGCAGGAAATTTAAAATAATTAAATTGTGTATCAACTGCTTCAATAAATGATTTATTAGTATATGTTTCGATCGCTGGCTCTATAATTAAATTTTGATTATTTTGAGAATTTTCTTCGAATAATAAATTACCAGCTGCATTTCTTTGATTGATAAATTTATTATTTGATTTAAATGTTAATCCTTTTTCAATATATTCTTGTTGTATGTTTGTATCTACAAATGGAGGAGCTTGATAAACTGCAACCGGTGGAGGCATCGGAGGAGTAATTGCTCCAGGTAAAAACATTGGTCCGGCATTGCTAGGAGTATTTGTTCCTGTTCTTCCTGCACCAGCTGGGCCGCTGGGAGGAGGAGTTGGAATTTGTATTGTTTGTGGAGAGACATTTGATGGTCCGGTAGTGTTAGGTACATTTGGTGGTGGCGGTGGTGGCGGTGGCGTAATAATTGGAAATAATACATCTTCATTAGAAATATCAGTATGAGTTTGAATTGTTCCTTTTGTAATAACACCATTCGAATGCGAATGCCATGGACCTACATAATCAGCTCCAGTTCCATCTAGATATTCACCGCCAGGAGTATAACCATTACCTGTTGGTTGAGGACCAGATCCGCCTGAATTAGCTGCATATGATCCGCCTTGAGACTGATTAGGATATAATTTTAATCGATGTATTAACATATTATCTTACTATTTTAAAATAGAAGTCATCTTCTATAAACTCATCATATATACCAGATGTAATTTTAAACATTAATCTATAATATCGTTCAGGCATTAATCCAGACATATCTAAATTTATAAAATTACTAGTTGAGTCACAACTAATTTTAGTATATGTATCATTAAATGGTATAACTACTTCTTCGGTTGCAGCATCTCTAATTGAATATAATGATCCTGATGGTAAATATTTAACAGCTGTTTCTGGAAATAAATTAGTTGGAGATTTTTGTGGATATCTATCTCTAACAAATATTCGAATTTTATTTACGCTTGTATCTAAATATTCTTTTTGTAAATCTGTATATATTTTATATGATTCAATATTAAATTGTTCTAATGATCCTGTTGCAAAAGAAGATTTATCAAATAACATTAATAATTTTGGAACATAAATTGTATGTGTTTCTCTACTAAAGAATCTTACATAACCATGTTTATTATCAGCTGCTTCAGTAGCATCAGAAAATTGAATTAAAAATCCATAATTTGGAACAGTAACACCATATGAACCAGATTGCCAGATTCTCACTGCAGATGTTACATCCATATATAAATCAGTATTTCTTGTACTAGCAGCTGTATCTAAATCTGTAATTTGTGAAAATGATTGTGAAAATACTAATTGTAATCCAGTATTTGGTGACTCTTCTAGATAACTTCCTCCTTCACCAATACCTTTAATATATAAATTACTTCCGTTAGCTATTTCTTGATTTTGTGATCCAGATGTCCAATTACTTCCAGATATAGGATAAGACCATGTACAGCCTTCTTCTATAATAGGATTTGAATTAACAAAACCTAATCCATTATCCCAATCATTTCCTAAAATTTTAGCTTCTACAGAATATGTTGATGGTAAATTAACTGCATGAGTTGTGTATAATTGCAAAAAGAATTTACAATCTTCGATATTAACACTATACTTTGATAATGCTGAATTAACTTGAGTTAAATCAAACTTTACTAGTGATCTAGATTTAGAATAAGATGTTCCACCTGTAGTATCACGTTTACCAATTTCTAGAATTTCATCTAGCCCAGTATTTAATGTTTTAGCAACTTCAAATATTGATGTGTCTTGGGATGGATATAATATTTTAAACATTTTTTATTTTCTATTAATTTGAGTATGTTACACTAGGTGCTCCAATTACTCCTGTTACGTGCCAATATGTTCCATCACATATCAAATCATATTGGTCTCCAGTAAAGCTTCTAGAAGCTGCTATTTCCATTTGAACAAAAGGTCCACTACTTCGGCTAAGTGCCGTAGTACTATTAACAGTAAGAATACTGAATAAGGCAGTTCGATCAGAACTCTCAACAAAGATTGTAACTGGTCTTGCTAATGTCGCTGGACTAGCAACATCATCACCCACTAGTCCAATTATAATTTTATACGCAGTACCAGGCGTTATAGTAGCTGGTCTAGGCAATTGAAATCCAATTCCATTTGAACCTTGATTACCATCATCTAGAACTGTTAATACATATGTAGAAGTTGAATCACCATTTACATTAAATGTTATGGTCGAATCATCCGAAACTTGGGAAGTAATTATTTTTGATTTATTCCCTGATATAGTACCATTGAAAACAGTATCTCCTGTAAACGTAAACGATCCGGATGGAGTTAAATTATACGCATGAGTACCTTTTAATGCATCAATCGATTGTGATACATGAGCAGCCTGAATTGTTCCTGAATTAGTTATTCCCGATGTTGATAATGTTAGTGCCATAATTTTATATAAATATTTTCATGTTAATATGTTGTTACTTTTCCTTTAATATCTTTTTTAGGAAATTTAAGTTCAAATATACTAGGATCCAAACTAGGATAAATAATACCTTGTCTTGTTGCAGTCTCTAAATCATAAACATTACCAGAATAATTTTGATTTGTATTATATAAATTGCTAAAGTTTAATCCTACAACGCTCTGAACACCATCTGTGTTAGCTAATGTATTCATTACTTCTGACTTTATTATAGGTTGATTGATTTGCCATTTATCTATTTCGAAATATTTTTGTAATGTGTCAATTGCATTTAGTAAAACTTCATTAGAATTATAATTTGGAAGAATTGTTATTTCAAAGTCAATTCCAAAATTAATAATAAATGCATCTTTAATATTAATAGCATCTGTTAAAATTCTATAGTAGTCTAAATATGTTTTTAAATTGTTTTTAATAGCAGTATTCAATGTTGTTAATTGTTTCAATTCATTATATCCCAATACATATAAATTCATTGCTAATGGATTAGGTATTCTTGTATCTTCTAAATCATTTTGTGTTATTTGATCGTCTGGTACTATATATGATTTTGCAACGCTTCCAAATTTTGCTGGCATTGAATATGATCTAACTATATAATCTTGTTTTGTTACCAATCTGTTTTGAGTTGCAAAAGTTGCAGCTGCATTATTTTTTATATCTTGTAATGAATCTGCAGACTTACCTCCACGAGCTGGGGTTTCATTATTTATGGTAACGCTGGATTTAACAAAATTCATCATTGATTGTGAAGCTGTTGAATTTGGATCGTCATTAAATTCAATAAAGTCAATTTTTTTAATTGTATTACTTTCAATATTGTCTGATATACCGTTTCCTATAGTATATGTAACAGTTAATGTAGTATTTGAAGGAGCTTCTCCATATGCTTTTGTGTATAAAAAATTAGAAGGATCTATATCTACATTTACATTTTTTCTTAGTTGTTGTAATCCATTTCCTACATTAGCGGGGTTTGGAATAATTTCTTCATCATTATTACTACTTACTCCTGCTCCGAATTGTAATTCTAGTTTTCCATCTGATCTTAATCTAGATATAAATCTTTTTGAAACTTTTTTCATTTTTAAAAGATATGGAGAAGAATCACGATATTGATATGTATCTGGGTCGTTTTCTTTTATATTTAATACTTCTTCAAATACAGTATCTTGAGCTAAATATGGAACTTCAGTCCATATATCTCCATCAGACTCTTTAATAGAAATTATTTCAATTATATTTGAATCTGGTAATACTATTTTATCATATTGTTTAGGAGATTCAAATGTAAACTTTTTTGATTTAATTGTTCCAGATACTGCTTGCGTTTGTTTTTTTAATAAATAATATATTGGTTCATTTGTAGTTGGATCAATTTCATATATTGTAACTTCCGTAGGACTTAAAGATGAAGATAAATTAAAATCAACAACATCTAAAGTTCTAAATTCTGCAGAGCCATTTTCTTGTTTAATACGCATACCTGGAGCTATTGATAATGCAAAATCATAATTTGGTTGATTAGATGCACCTGATCCTTTTGCTGGAATTAATTGAAATACATTTAAATTTACATGAGATGCTACAGAATTTAACGGTTTATATCCTAGCATATTAGCTAAATTAATAATATTTCCACGTTCTTGAGCTTGATTTAATATTGATTCTTTTAAATTGGTATCAGTATAAAATGATAATACATCGCCTACATATGCTGCTAATTCAACAAATAACATACCAGGAGATGATTCATTAAAATCAGTATATTGATTTGGAAAATATTGTTTAGTAAATTCTATTAAATTTTTTCTAAACTGATTAAAATCTTTATTTAAATATTTTACGTCTTTTACTACATCCATTTATAAATCCTTACGAGTCAATTGTTATAGTATTATCATTTTTTGATGATAACGTTAATGATTGTTCTGCTTCTATATTTGAAACACGATATGTTATTTTAACATTAATATATGTATTATTTGGAGAATTAAATATTATATTGATAGATTCAATATTAATATATGGCAACCATCTACTAACAGAATTTCTAATTTCTTCATCAATTGCAATTTTTAATTCATCGGTTTGTTGTTCAAATAAAAGATATTTTAATAATGTTCCAAATTCATTTAATTCATAACGTTCTCCACGACCAGTAAGTAATAAATTTTTAATATTGCTACTAGATTGTTCTAACGTAGTATAAGTAGAGTTGAAAATTCTACGTCCATTAAATGGAAATTTTATTCCTATAGCTATATTATTTTCTTCTAATATATTGTTATTTTCAAACCGGTATGCCATTGCCTTTTTTCTTATCAATTGCTTTCATTAAAGCTGAATAATCTCGAGTCATTGCTTTTGCAACAATAGGATCAACTTTCATTGTTTTTCCTGTTTCTGGATCATTTATAATAGAATTAGTTGTTTGTCTATTTAAATTAAATCCTTGTGCATCTTTAGAAGTCATTATAATATCTTCTGACATTAAAGAAGCATAATCAGCTGAAGATTTTGTTTCAGTTAATTTATTAGTTTCATTTAATATATCAGAAAATTTATTTTTTTTAAATTTTGGATTATTATTTGAAGTTGTTTTTTTAACTGGTATTTCAACTTTTTCTTGTTTTGTTTCTTGTAATTCATTAATTGTTGATTGTAATCCCGATTGTAATATTTCAGTTAATTCTTGTTTAATAACAGATCTAACTTCTTCATTTATAACTTTTTTTAGTACATTAATAAATTTTTCTTGTTTCATGATTATTTCTTTTTATTATAAATATTAAACATATAAATTTACGCCCATCCTG